GTAAAGTGTCTGGGGTCTGGGGATAGGGGGGGTTCTATAGGGGACTTTACGATTTCGCTATCTTACCTATCTTAACCAAAAAACATATACACATTACACCGCCACTTTTTGGTTTTTAGTTTAGTCCCTTTCAGCAACCTCTTTCAGCAACCTCTTGATTGTGGCCTTGGCATCATCGGGAGCCCCCTCCTTCTCCGCCCTCTCCATCAACCCCGTAAGGAAGACCGCATCCTCACGCTTACTCTCTTCATGATGTCTGATACTCATCAGACAGAACTCCCATAACCGGTCGTCAGTCATCTCGGCGGGAATCCAAGGGAACTTGCTGCGTAGGTCGTCTGCGTTGGCTTTCTTGACTGCCTTCAGCACGCTTTCATTCGTCATTTCATTCTTCTTCTCGTAGAGCATTCGTGATTGGTTGTTTGCCATTCTGTTCTTGTCTTGTCGCCTACCATCCGTTTTCCATGCGACCAGAGCAATCCGTTTTGCCGTTTTCACGACCCGAAGTGAGCCACCCCATCCTCCACACCCTCAAAGTAAATGTGGTCTCCCAGCTGGCTCTCGTTGTCCCGATACAAGGCAAACACTGCCTTGAGGAACTCTAAGCAGTTGAGACCCGCCACATCAATCGTCCGCCATACCTCCTCGTTCTTATCCAGACTCCAGACCATCTGAAACCGCACGGTCTTGGACGCACACGCCGGCAATTCCAGCACCGACACCATCTTGTCAAACCTCGCCGTATTTCCTTCAGCTGCCGCACACTCCTTCGCATGCTCCATCACATCGGCGAGCCATCCCCAAAAGGGCTGGGTCGTCCCGTAGTGCGGAACCTTGAAGTCCCACGCATTAATGTTGTTCTTCTCCTCCTCCTCCTCGTCGTCAGAGTCATCGTCCTCCTCCTCCTCAATCCGCCGCTGCTCCGCCAACTCGGCTTGAATCTGCTTGTAGAAGTCGGGTGCGTTCGCCTCGTGCTCGTCCAGCATGATGATGTAGATTTCCTCGGGGTTCAACTGCCGAGACTGGTTGCCGTCGTTCATCCGGATGCTGATGAGAAGGAGGTCGTTCTCTGGACGCTCACGCACGATGAACTGCCGCTCCGACCCCATACCGTCGTCGTTCTTATAGACGGTCTGCTTGGTGCCGCACGGGAACTCCTCGGCGAGGCTCATATCCTCGTGGAAATACATCTTGAGGTTGTGGTCGTAGATGCTATCGTCAAAATAGTCAAAGACAACGGGAAGGAACATCTTGGAAAGGAAAGGAAGGAAAGAAGGGAAAGGATAGGAAACAAAAGGAAAGGAAAGTATCTCGGAATCAGCCACACTATCCCACTTCTGGCCGGATGAGCCTTCAATTTTTTCCGAAATGCCCCCACAGCGAATCGCTGTATATAGGAGTAGGGTAGGTTTCGGCAAAAATTGAGCCGTCCTTCCGCCCAAAACGGATTGTCGTGTTCCTTCCTTCCCATCTGATAGTCTAAAGAATCCTCCCTTATTATACTTAACAAGATGCCTTCCGCACCGACAATTCCTTCCCTCCAAGCCCAGCTCGCCGCTACCCGTAAGAGGGTGTCGTTCGCTTGGGCCAAGTTTTACGAAGCAACCAACGCAGACCACCACGGTGCCGTCGTCCAATACACCGTCTTCAACACCATCCGTGATGATGTGGCCGTCCCCGAACACATCAAGGCAACCTTCAAGGAGATGTCGGATGCCCTCAAGAAAAAGTGGGACTGCCCTATATGTATGGATATGATTCCGGACGGCGAACTGGAAATCAGTAACTGCGGCCACTTCTATTGTAAGCCTTGCCTCACCGCACTCAAGGCTCATGCTCGCACTGCTGACCCTTCGCCGAATGCCAAGTGGCAGTGCGGTGTGTGCCGCCGTAAGCACAAGTTGTCGGGTGAGGAGTAAAAAAACATATAGGGTTCATTAATGTATTGTTGTTTTTTTACTCGTCGCACCTCTCGCAAATCCAGTTCTTGTAGCCGTCCGCTTGGAGTTTCTTGATGTAGTCCGAGACTTCAACCGTCCGGTCGTCTTCGTGTCCGCAGTCGTCGCAGAAGGTGATGTCCTCGCACTTCCAGCATGTGCGAGACCACGCACAACTTTTTGTGTTGGTGAGTGTCTCGCAGATGGGGCAGTAGTCGTTGTCCTCGGCTTCGGCTTCGGCTGCGGCGTTGTAGGTGTCCGCAAGCGACTGAGCCTTGGCCTCAACGACCAGAGTCGTTACGGTTGCGGACACTTGCTTCCACAAGTCCAACTTGGCCTTTGATAGGTTCATCTCCGCAATGCGTGCGGGTAGCACCCTACAGAAGTTACACTCGTCGCAACATCGTGAGGTCAAGTCCTCCTTCGCACAAAGCGGGTAAGGATTGTTGCCGTAGCCGATGATTGCCGTCGCACACAGATTACAAGTCGTTGCGTTCATTGTGTGCGTGTGGTTCTGTAAAGCGTCGTTTGCTGAACTTCCCCACTTGTCAATTTTGGGGGGTTAGTTGCCCGTCAAGTTTTATTTCAGCCATATACAGCGAATCGCTGTGGGGGGTTATCGGAAAAAATTGAAGGCCGATTGTCCTACAAAGTGGAGGGTGGGGGAAACGATACAAGACGATTTCTTCCACAACGATGGCTTCCAAAAGTTCCTATGCTTCCGCACTCTCTTCCGTTCCTTTGTTCGGTTCGCCGCCACCGGTGATGCCACCGCAACCTACGCCGCACCCGAAACACCGCTGGGGGAGCGTCAAGATTGACTACGACGAGATAATCACCAAAGCATTCACATTCCAGCCGGCCGCTCCAACGATATCGTGGTTGATGCTTCGCAACATCTACTACGACCACCCGGAGCGGATTGAGGTAACATCATCGCCGCACACCAACCACAAGGACGACACGCTCCACATCTCCCTCAAGGTGTTTATCAGTGATTCACACTACCTCACCATCCATCTATTCGGGACATTCACCGGGTCGCCCGACAAGGGATACATCCGGTGGTGGAACTCCACCATGGAGGCTCAGATGGCACTCAAGGGCGACGGGGGCTATACCGTCGTGAGGGAGATGGTTGCCGATTGGCGGACTCCTACCACACCCACATCGGCCGACTAAGATAGGTAAGATAGTGAAATCGTAATGTCCCTAATGTCCCACCACATTTTTTGGTCCCGGAGGACTTTACGATTCGTCTATCTTGTCTATCTTACGATGCGGAAGTAAAACGGATTTCTTTTCTTTCCCGGAATATAGAAGCAATGACCGCCTCCATGAAGACCACCGAGTTTATGCTGAACCTCAACAAGCAACTTATTTCCGAAAAGGGAGTCGCCGATACGACTGCGGCAGCCTACATCCGGTCGTTGTATTACCTCAACGGCAAGAAGCCCTTCAAGACACTTACCTTCATCAAGGATACGGAAGGCATCCAGAAGGTAATTGACGGCTACGCAGAGAATACCAAGAAGGCTTTACTCGCAACTATTGTTTCCGTCTTGTCGCTCTTCAAGGACAAACCAACATACAAGAAAGTGTATCAACACTATTACGAGAAGATGAGCGAGAAAGTCGCAGAAATGAAACAGACTGACACTGACGCAAGCCAGAAGACCGAGAAGGAGGCAGAGAATTGGATTGAGTGGAGCGAGGTTAAGGAAAAAAAAGACCAGCTCCGAAAAGAAGTCCTTGAGTTTGCGGGCAATAAGTCCATCACTCCCGAACAAGCCAATCAGTTGCTCCATTATGTCGTCTTATCCCTCTACGCAGATATTCAGCCTCGCCGAAACCAAGACTACCTTGACATGTCTGTTGTCGTCCCTTCCAAGAAGATGCCCGTGGATAAGATGGCGACTGATAAGAATTACCTTGTCGTGGAAGGCAAGGTTCCCACCGAGTTTGTCTTTAATAAATACAAGACTGCCAAGACCTACGGAGTTCAGCGTGAGGCTATCCCCAACACTGCTGAAGCACCCCTCCAAGACGCTCTCCAGATGTATCTCAAACATCATCCACTTGCTAAGGGCAACAAGTCCAAAGCAACTGAATATAAGTTTCTTGTGCTCCCCGATGGAACACCCTTGACCGCCGGGAATAGTATCACTCGCATCCTCAACAAGGTATTCAACAAGAAGATTGGCAGTTCAATGCTTCGCCACATCTATCTATCGTCAAAATACGACATCAAGGACATGATTGACACTGCGACGGGCATGGGGCATTCCCTCACGGAGCAGAAGAAATATTTGAGGGAGGGCGGTAGCACACTGGGAGGGGTATCGCTTGAGATTACTGAACTGCCTCACGAAGAGAGTATGTCCTTGAATCCTTCAAAGCCGCAAACAAAGAAGTGAAGCTCCCCGACCTTCCTCTGTATCTTCCAGAGAAAATCATTATAGACAAGTTCAATCGCCTTCGCATCCTCACCCTCCGCACTCCATCGCTTCTCCTTGAGTTCAGCCGCCCGGGCGACCAACTCCGAAATCTCGTCAAAGGCGACCTTTAGTTTCTCAGCTGTTAGTTCGGGCATTATATTCTTAATGTCGGAATTAACTTTGTTCCAAAAACGCAGACTACTTGAATGTTACAAGAATCGGCCCCGGTATAATCCGAATGCCTTTGGGTTTCGGCTCCGCCTTTTTGCGTGGCTTCTTGGGCGGCGGCTTATCCATTCTATTCCGTTGCGAGAGGAGAAGCGGGAATGCCAACCGCATAGATACGCTCCATCGCCTTGGGGGTGAATGACTTATACTTGTCGTCCTTCAAACAATTCTGGAGAAACGCCTTGAGAGTGTCCGGGGTGGTCGCATCCGCCAGATAACCGTCAATCAGTCTCTTTGTCTTCCTCGCTTGCTGAGAGTGATACTTTGCCCTTGCGGCCTCACGCTCCCCTTCTAACAAGGATGGGTCGTTCGCCAAGTCCTCGTCCCGCTTCGCTTTCCATGACACATACCGGTCACGCATCCGCACCAGTATCTCATCACGGTTCTTCTCGTAGTAGCGGCGGTAGGAATCCTTCATTCTATGTTGTAGGAGAGAGATTTGTTTAGGTCATTATACGAGAGGCCAATGGCAGTCATTTTTTGTCCCCGTATAATAGATGCCTCTCTGGTGAGAACCATACTCTCCCGGATGGTGGAAAAATATCGGGAATAGGATTGCGTAAAAAAGTCTTGCTTTTTATATTTCCGGAGAGTATAAGAAGCATGTCTCACACCCAGCGGAACGACCTTGTCTTTGGCTACGCCTCCGAGGCAGTGAATCGTGCCATCATAGAGCAGTTTTTGGATACCATGCTGGAAAAAACGGAGGACTATTCAGTAATGGACTGGGCGGACAAGAGTAAGACGGTCTATGTGGAACTCAAGACCCGACGCATCAAACATGACACTTACCCTACCGCCCTCATCGGGGCGAACAAGGTTGCTTTTTGCTCCGACCCGAACAAGGAGTATTACTTCTGCTACTCTTACCTTGACGGCCTCTACTACATCAAATACAATGCGGCCTTGTTTGCCGCCTTTGAACGGGACGACAACTATCAACGCAGTTACCGACCCGACGCTTCCAACAACGCTTCCAAAGTAGTATTCATCCCGGTCAATCTTCTGACTCGGTTTCCTTAACGCTTCAACTCCTTAAACAGTTTGGCATACGCTTTCCTCGCATCGGCTGCCCTCGCTTCTTGGGCGACAACTTCAGCAAAACTAAGGGGTCTGCCGAGATAATCCGTCGGATGTCCCTTGGGATACTGGTAGGGTGCGGCGGTGGATGCGGCCCGCATCGCCCTCAACCTTGCCCCCTCCTCCATGGCCTTACGAGCCTTTGCCGCATATCCTTCCATCCTCTCTGCCTCTCTCCGCTCTGAGTCTGCCGCTTCCCGTTTGCGACGCTCGTCATCCCTCTTCCGTTCTGCTGCTTGTGTGAGTTTTTCATACTCTTTCCGTGCCTTGCGAATCTTGGAAAGACCTTGAATCTTGACTGCCGCCTTCTCCTTGGTAGGTTTGTCCCTCGCAATTTCCCTTGCCTTCTCCAACAATCCCTCGGCCGTCTTGCGAAGCCGTGCTTCCTTCTGTTCGTCGGTTTCTCCCGGGACTTCCGCTTCCGAATCGCCTTCCGCCAATCGTTGAGCCCGACTACGGAAAGGAACGGGCTGGTTGGCAAAGTGCTTGATAATGAACGGCGACGCACCGTATTTGGATTTACTCGTCCCATTCTGACTCCGGTTTGCCAACTTGCGGTAATCAAACGCTACGGGAGAGTTCATCTTGGAATTGGGGTCAAGAGGTGATGTCGGGTTCTTGTATTGCCCCTTGTGCTTTAACTTGTTCTCTGCCATCATTCGCATGATGAAGCCACTTGCTCGGCCTCTTCCGCCTTGAAGTATGGGTTCCAAACCGGCACCCGCTATTAGGTCATAACACTTGGAATCAATATCCATCGCTCTATACTACTCGTATATTTTTTAAGATAGGCAAGATAGGCAAATCGTAAAGTGTCTGGAATGGGGGGGAGAGGGTCTCTCTATAGAGGACTTTACGATTTCACTATCTTACCTATCTTAAGGGAAAGCACTATTACTAATTAGATGAGTGGCATACAACGAGTAATCGGTGGCTGGACTTGCTATGCGAACTGGTCGTTCTTCCGGAACCGAGCCTTTGAAATCCGCATTCCCTTCAATGACCTCAACACCTTCCTCAAGCTGGAGAAGGTTGTCGTTCATCCAGAACTAAATGAGATTCAGATATTTGGCACATTTACGCCAAATAAAATCTCGGCATCTGATATAACGACTCATGGCCCGTCTTGCTGGAAAAGCCCGAGGCGATATGCGTGCGATGGAGGAACAGAGCGAACGCCATAACCCGGTGCGTGGTTGCGGAGCAACACCCTCAATGGGTCTCTCCCAGTTTCGTGGCGGTGGCACGGGCGGTGGCGAGGATAGTGATAGTGATGAGGAACTGGTCGGTGGTGGTGCGGGTGAGATGACCCGTATGGTCGGCTCCGGAACGGGTGGTCGTCGTCGTAAGGGTATGAGTGAGGCAACGCAGATGGGTCTTCATCTCGGTAAGCACCTCCACAAACTCCACGGCGGCGGTTTCTTTGATGACTTCAAGCAAGGCTTCATGAGTGTCATTAGCCCGGTGGCGGGTATTGCGAAATCCCTTCTACCTCTTGCTGGCCCCGAGGGTATGGCGGCTTCGGGCGTGATGGGTGCTCTTGGTCTCGGCAAGCCTCGTCGTCGTCGTGGTGCGGGGAAACTTACGATAACTCATGGTGGAGCAACAAACTCCGACACGGGTGCGTATGAGGGGATGGGACGGGAGCGGGATGATATGGCAATGACGGGTATGGGAACGGGTGCGGGAATGCTCGGTGAAGACGGACACGGCATGCGTCAAGGTGGTGGCTTCCTCTCCGATTTGGGTATCCCCATAGTCAGCAATCTTGCGGGGATGTTTGGTATGGGTAATGAGGGATGTGGGACGGGTGGAACGGGTGCGGGAACGGGCGGTCGTCGTCGTCGTGCCCCGGCTGGCCCGTCAGATGGCCGTCGTAAGCGTGCGGAAATCGTCAAGAAGGTCATGGCAGAGAAGGGGATGAAGATGATAGAGGCCTCCAAGTATGTGAAGGCCCACGGACTTTACTAATCATTTTCAGAGGTGTTTCCGAACATTTTTTTAAATCTATACAATAGGTATAACAAGATGTATGGGGTTAATCTACACCAAGCCCAAGCGGGTCGGAAATCTATCGGAGCAATCGCTACCGCCAAAGTTCAGTCGGATGCTCTCAATCTCGGTTTCCCTTCGGCATACCAGTCCGTCTATGCGGCGAAAGGTCTCCCCGAACGCTTCTTCAATACGCAAGAACGCATAGCAATGCCGATGCTGATGGGAAACGACCTCCAATCCCAGTATCACCAACAGAAGAAGGTGGATGCCGATTATATGGCGGGGGCGAAAGTCCGTGCGACTCAGTTGAGCCGTATGCGGTATGTGGGAACTCCTCACGGACGAGGTCTGCTTCCTCACGCCGTTCTCGGACAACGCATCTTTGCCAACATTAACAACGGTGCGTATTCCGCAACTTCCGCACGGCAATCTCACCCCGACGCACCTTACCACTATTCCGGTGGCGGTGACTATACTTCCGAGTTCCGTGGCGGTGTGTTGCGGTCACCCCAAGGCCAAGCCCACGGAATGTCGGTGCTTCGTGCCCGTGTGGGACAACTCAACGATATCGCATCGGCGGCAGCAGATTTCACTTCGGGGGCGATGCCTCAGTCTTCGGGTATTTCTACCCAGACCTTTGGTCGTGACCTTTCCGCCGCTTCTCCAGCTATTGAACTCAACTTGCTCCTTCAGTCCATCCAAGACGCACTCGTCCAAGGCACGGGCGGCGACCCATCCACCAAACTGGATAAGTTTGACCTTGCGACTGCCGCTCGGGCTCTCGGTCTCATCTTCCGGATGGTGCCCGATGGCAACTCGGATTTCGTGGAAGACACACAAGCCAAGGTTCAGAACATTCTGGAACTCCTCAACGGCATGTTGGACGATGAAACGGAGAGTGCCGGTTTCACTGCGTCTGCCCGTGAAACGGCTCTATCGCTCCAAGTTCTATTCACCAAACTCAACACCTATCTGACGAAGATGATTTCGGGTGCTCCCGTTCAACGACAAGAGACTCGCTTCAATCCGCTTTCGGGTCAGCAAGAGGTTCAGACGATATTGTCGCAGCAGCAAGGTGCTGACCTTTCCAATCCGGAGCGGGTGGCTCTTTCCAAGAACTTGGTGTCGTCTCTGGGTTTCTCCAAGATGCTGAAGTATGCCGCCGATGGAAATGATAGCGGTCTGCTTGACTCGGCGGCTCGGAACCGACTCTTCTCCGCCCAGCAAGGACAACGCTTTCGTGTCGGTGATATGGATAGTGAAGGAGGTGATGATGATGACGACTTTGACCGACCCGAAGGCCCTCGTGAAGATGACGCTCATGACGAGGAGACGGGTGTTGCTCGTGGCGACCGCAACTTTGACGAAGATGAACGCCAAGTGTTTGGTTTCAATTCGGGGATGTTCTTCCCTCGCAATGGGCGTGGCGAAGATGAATATTTCGGTGAGGCCGAAGCACAGAGTCAAGGTGCTCCTTCCTTTGTGTTTGGTGGCCCAGACCAACGCCGGGGACATCGCAATCGGGAATCCAGTTCAGTAGCTCAAGCCTCAACGGATAGAGTCCGTGGTCGGTTTGACCCAGACACACAAGGATTCAACCTTGATGTTGCTCCCCCTCGTGTGCCGTATGACTTTGCCGCAATTAACGACCCCCCTCCGATTGACGCACAATCCGTTCCTTCCTCCAGACGGTCAATCGCTTCCGACCGTTCTCCGCCGATGGCATCTCCACGAGCACGAGCCCGCCGTGGGATTTCCGAAGCCGCCGCACAAGTCATGGCCGCATCCAATCCCCTTCCTACCCGCCAGAGTGATTTACCCGAGACTCGTGAGGAGTTTGCCGCTTTGGCTGAACGCATCAAGGCAGCCGGTGGCCCCTCCATCAAGGTGTATGAAGGGTCATCGGTAGCCAACATTCGCCGGAACTTTATTAAGCGACTCGGCCTTGCCGGCAAATACTAAGATACCTAAGATAGTGAAATCGTAAAGTCCTCTAAAGAACCCCTAATATAGACAGACCTCAAAGACTTTGCGTTTTGTCTATCTTGCCTATCTTGTTAAAAAATATATGAATAGAATAGAGGATGTTGAATGAAACTATAACGAAATCATACCCCGAGAACTATCCATCGGATGCGGTTGCTATATTGGATGCGATGTCATTTAGCGGCGGTAAAGATGTCACAGTTCTCGGGTCAATGTCTCTGCGTAGTCAGCAGTATGCCGGAGACTATGACGCTTACGAAATTGTCCGTCGTAAGGGGAGCAAGGAAAAAGTCTTGGACGACCTTGCGGCCGAGTTCAAACAGATAATCAAGAAACTCCGTGGCATGTTGAATGTGTTTATCGGCGATATCAAGGCGGGGATAATTCCGGAATGGTTGGTAATCGGGGAGAATGCGGGGGTCGTGAATGGTAAGATTACCGGGTTCAACGCCACACAATCCAAGGGTAAGTTGGACGAGTTGTATCGGGCAAAGGTCATTACCGAGGGGGAGCGGAAAGAGGCGGAAGGGTTGCTAAAGGACAAGATGTCTGCGGAAGATTTCCTCCTCGCCCGCAAGCAGATAAAGTTCCACATTGTCCGTTGGACGGTTCCGGAAGTCTTGGCGGGTTCCAAGGTGCTACGGGATGGACGGCGTTTCACACTTCAAGAAGCCTTCTCCTCTCCCGCCATCGTCAAGTTAGACACCATCGGCCTCGTTCAGAATAGCAAATTCACCGACTTCTCCATCATCTACGAGTTTCACTGCGGTGGCAAGACTCTCAATCCCTCCTTTGAAGACATTGGGAAATCGTTGCTGGAAGACATTATCGCCTACAAGGCTGAGAAGAACCCCTTCAAGGTTCTCAAGCGGAAGTTTGCTTTGGCAAAGTTTGAGAACGACGACAAGGCCATCAAGAAACTCACTCCCATTCTCAACTCGGACTTGGGACGGCTCTATTCCCTCTTGAGCGATGTGGGAACCCTTATCAAACTCTTGGAGGAGGAACACAAGGTGCCGATGGAAAAGATGCGATACGAAATAGACCAGTTCAAATCCCGCATGGCGAGCATCTACACCTTGCCCGATTTCCTCAAGACGGAACACACCCTCTTGGGACATATTGCTTCCGCATTGAAGACAACTTCCAGACCGCAACTACTCTCACACCTCCAACAGATTGAAGGCCTCCTTGAAGACTCACTCGCCAAAAACACCCAGAAACTCACCGGGGGGACACATCGCACCGATTTCTTGAAGAAGCACAAGTTGGAGGACAAGGGATATTCTCTGGAAGAGTTGGCAAAGATTAGCGGTGAGCCTCTGGCGACTCTCAAGAAAGTTGCCGACAGAGGGTATGGGGCTTACAACACCCAACCGAGTAGCGTGAGAATGAAGGGCAGTTTCAAGAAGGGTGTGAATGCCCCTATGCGTATGAAGTTATCACCCCAGCAGTGGAGTTTTGCGAGGGTGTATTCCTACCTTATGAAAAACCCCAAGCATGACACTGACCTCCGGGGCGGCCACTTTGCCTTGATGGAATAATGCTCCAAACTTGCCGTAATTACCCGTTTCACCCGAATCGTATAATAGGAGAATGAAACATCGTCCTATTATAGGCTTTTGGATTGTAGTTTCCGCCTTTCTGAAAAAATATTGCCCTAAAATATAATGCCGAGTCTCTCGTTTGACAAGTCCAAAGGGGCAAAGCCGATTGCGATGGTAAAGGGTGGCGACGACGACGGTAAAGTCCTATACTTACATGAGGGCGAAGAGGGCAAGAAGGGCTACAAGGGCAAGAAGCCCGAGATTAACGCCACCAAATACGCCACCGAACTCCGTGATGTGAAACCCGCCGAACGGGTCAAGATGCTGAATCGCCTTGCCGAAGCCCGGCAGAAGGGTCTTGCGTCCGAACAACTGGTCGGCGAGACTCCATTAGGCAAACAACTCTACGACCGGATTCTCTCGGATGAAGCCAAGGACACTTCCATCAACTTGCCCGACGATAGCCAGTTCCAACTTGTTCCCTCTCCCGACCCCAAGAAACGAGAAGTCTGGTATATTGCCGGTGCCTCCGGTTCCGGAAAGTCCTACATCGCCAAGGGCATCGCCGAAATGTATAAGAAACTCCACCCGTCCCGAGAAGTCTATCTGATTTCCAAGCTGGGTGAAGACTCCACTCTGGACTCCATGAAACCGCCCCCGAAACGCATCAACATCCAGACTCTCATTGACGACTTCCCAGAGCTGGACGAGTTCAAGGATTGCTGCGTGATTTTTGACGACTATGACACCTTCACCGGCCCCGCCGAAAAAGTCATCCATAAGTTAATAGATGACCTCGCCACTATGGGTCGCCATACTAATACAACTATGTTATGCTTGTCACATTACCTTACTAATTACAAGAAGACACGCCTATTGCTTAACGAAGCCACGCACATTGTCGTCTATCCTATGGCGACAAGTTTCCACGCCCTCTCTTACCTCCTCAAGACCCACATCGGCCTCTCCAAGGACGATTGCCGAGACTTGAAGAAGATGGGGCGGTGGGTGTGTTTGTATAAGCATTATCCGCAGTGGCTCGTTTCTCTCCATCACGCACGGGTTCTCAATCAGTAATAAATCTGTTGGTAAGATATAGATGTCCTACTCCGTCTGGGCGAACTTTGTGTATTACCAGACCGGTGGGATTGCGTCATACGGGGGCAATGTTTATGAAGCACTCCAACCCAATATCAATGTGCTCCCGACGACGCTTGCTCCCAACTGGCAAGTCCTACCGGGCAGTAGTGGCGGTGTGTCGTCCCTTGAGGGTCTTGTGGGGGCCGTTACGCAGTCGGTTGTTAGCGGTGGCTCATACGCCAATGTGGGTAATGACATCCAACTTACCATTACTCCACCCGTGAGTGTGTCGTCCCTTGAGGGTCTTGTGGGTGCCGTTACGATGTCGGTTGTTAGCGGTGGCTCCTACGCCAATGTGGGTAATGACATCCAACTTACTATTACTCCACCAGTCGTTTTGCCTTCGGGTCTCATCAGAGTATCTACTTTAACTTGGCAACAAGTTTTCGCAAGCACCGCTTGGTTTTCCATTCTACCAGTCCCGGGACTTACAACAAACGGACGAGCGTTGGCTACGATACAAGTCTTTGATATCAATAACCCTCTTATTGTAGAAGCGGAAACTAACTGGTTGGTTGCGACTTACTGTGGGACTAATGTTCTTGTTTTTATCACGGCCGGTAACCCCCAAACCAATAGTTTTGATATTTCGTGGCTGATTACGGCACTTTAGAAATCCGTATTGAGGTCAAAGGTCATCCCTTCGTCAGCTCGTTCTCGGATAAAGGCGTATTCACTGACCTTGTTCTCAAAAAAGTTCGTCTTGCCCTCAAGGGAAATCATCTCCATGAACGCAAACGGATTGTTGGCGTTATAAATCTTACCGGCTCCTAACTGAACCGACAATCGGTTGGCTACGAACTGGATGTATTCCTTCATCAGTGCGTCATTCATTCCAACAAGTCTTACTGGTAATGCTTCCGTGATAAACTCGGTTTCAATATCAACCCCATCCTTGATAATCTGATGAACCGTTTCCACCGGAAGGCGTTCAAACTGCTTGTAGTAGGCCACCGCAAAGTCGCAATGGAGTCCTTCGTCTCGGGAGATGAACTGATTTCCCAGACCAAGGACGGGACACACTCCTCGGGACTTGAGCCAAAAGATGGAGCAGAACGCCCCACTGAAGAAGATGCCCTCACACACGGCGAACGCAATCAGTCGCATCCGGAAATCGTCCGAGGACTTGATGTATTTGAGACACCAATCCGCCTTCTTCTTGATGGCGGGATAGTTGTTTATCGCATTGAAGAGGTCATACTTCTCCCGTTTATCCGAGATGAAACTATCAATCATGTTCGCATAGACCTCACTATGGATGCCCTCAATCGCAATCTGGAAACCGTAGAAGAGTTTGACGACTGCCGATGGACTCTCGGCGTAGAATCGCAAGGCAAGATTCTCGGCAACAATTCCGTCTGACCCGGCGAAGAACGCCAAGATGTGCTTGATGTAGTATCGCTCATTGTCCGTGAGTTTCTCCCAATCCACCTTGTCCCTCTGCTGAACTTGGACTTCGCCAGACACCCAGAAGGACGCTACCGCTTTCTTATAGAGGTCATAGAGCGGAATGTCCTTTGATTCAATGGGTAAGAGGCAGTAAGACATCCTATATTCCAATCGGAAGAAAAAGGTTGGAGTATAATGAGAGAAGATAGGATAGTCTAATGTGTAAGATAGGCAAGATAGGCAAATCGTAAAGTGTCTGGGGGTAGGGGAGGGGGGGGGTCTCTTAGGAGGACTTTACGATTTTGCTATCTTAGGTATCTTAGTTCAGATGAACCTATCTTATTTATCCCATTATACGCCCCGCAAAAAATCTCCCCAAAGGTAAGAATGGATGCTGGAATGTTGGCTTCTGCCGGAATAAGCACAACCACGATGGTGGCGTTGTTTGCTGCGTATAAACTCTTCATGGCTATCAAGGGTCATCGGTTGGTTTCAACTTGTTGCGGTCGCAAGGGGGAGGTGGGTTTTGATGTGCGGGATATGCCGCCAACTCCGCCAGAAGAAAACCAAAGTCATCCAACTCCGTCAAGTGCGGGTGGGAAGCCAAAAAGTCTTTCCGTAGTGATTCCAGAACTTCCAGAACACCCGACGGAGAAAGATACTGCGTCAGTGCGTTAAAAGCATCCTTACCCTTACACTGCGGAGGCAATGACCGAGACCGCACCAGATTATCCAGCCACGCATCCAGCCACAACAACTCTTGGGGACTACATGACTTCTCCACGAGTTCTTTACCCGTCTTGGTAGAAAGCGTCGGTTTCTGCTTCTTGAACTTTTCCAATGGTTCCGGAGCCTTGTCTTTTTTTACCTTCCAGTCTTTGCCTAACGGTGAGCCATACATACTTTATCTGTGTATAGTATAGATATTATGCCCGTAGGTTTGGGTGAGGTAAAAGACTATCCACTTTCCGACGGTGATTTACGGAAGATTTTAGGCGACGATATCAGTATCATCACCTACCCAGACCTCAACAAAATCAACGACATCTCCCAGATATTTGATAAGAAGGGCAGATGTATATTGCTCTTCCTAACATCAAGCCCGACGGCGGGTCACTGGTGTTGCCTCCTCAACAAGAAGAAGGGCATTGAGTTTTTTGACCCTTACGGCGACGCACCAGAGAAGCAGAAGGAGGGAGCCGACCCCGCCCTATTAGACCAGCTGGGACAACGGCAACCCCGCTTGGTGGAATTGCTAAAGAAGAGCGGTAAGCCCGTCTTTTACAACACGCATGCTTTCCAAAAAGACAGTGGCAACATTAATACATGTGGCCGTCATTGTGTGGTGCGGCTACTATACGCTCCCTACTCACTGGAGAAATACAAAAAAATCATAGATAGTAGCGGTTTGTCTCCCGACGATTTCGTCTCGGGTTTAACCTACGATAAACTCCGGAAGTAAATAATATGTGTAGAAGGTATAGTAAGAGATGTTCTCGTCCAGCATTCAGACACACGGAGACAACCAAGATGCTCCCGATTATGTCTATTATAATGCGGACATCATCAACAACAACACGCTCAACACCGTGGGTGGCCGAGCGATTAAAGACCCGCAGATTCGGTTCAACGAAACCCGTGATACGGCCATTATTCGGAATGCGGCCGACTACTACTTTTCCATCATCCGCTTCACGATGGACGGAGCAAACCGTGACTTGCCGCTCTTCATTCCGAACATCCAAGAGGGAACGGGACAGACGAATGTGAATCTTACATCTTACTCTATGGCGGTGAGTTTCCAGCAACTACTCAACTTTAACGGCACACCCACATTAGTCTTTGGTGTCCCCCCGCAACGCTTTATAGAGTATGAACCCGAGACGCAGAATCTGGTGTCCGCTCCGGTTCCCAACACTCTGGCGGCAAATGGATTCCGAGGAACTTGGGCGAGTATTATTCAGTATCGCCTCGGAGACATTGTGACGATGACCCCTATTAATCAGTATGGGTCGTATGAAGGCCCCTTCTATCAAGTCGCTACTCAGCAGCCGTGGCTCCCGAGTCAGTTCTATGGAATCGGGTCGGTCGTCCAGTTTAATAACACCATCTTCCAAGCCATCGCAGCTTCAACGGGTCAAACTCCGTCGGTCGGGCCGAACTGGGTGCTTGCTCCAGTCGTCGGCACGAATCCGGTCGGCTCCAGTCTTTGGACTCCCGTCGGCAACAATCTTGGAGGAGCACAAGACTTGACGACTCGCTACTACTGGGTCTATACTTACCAGCACTGGGTCAATCTCTGGAACACGACGATGCTTGACTTCGGCTCATTCGCCGATGGCCCAACGACAACGCCCACTTGTGCTTGGCAAGATACTTACACGGCATTCTATAATGACTACATCGCAAAGGGTGGCCCCGCTGGTTCGTTTCCTTACCCGACCTTTGGCGACTTCTGTAACACCGTCTATGCTCCGGTAATGAAGTATGACGCACCGAGTAGCAAGTTTGACATCTACATGGATAGTGCGGGCTTTGGAGACCGTATCACGGCGTATGTCCCCACGGCGTATGTCGCCGGCCCCCCGGTAGTCGTGGGAACTCCCGAGAAGCCAGTCTGCCGTCTCTTCTTCAATGCCAACATGTTTGGCCTCTTTGCGAACTACGACAACACCTATTACAACAACCCGACGGTGGATGTTGTCAGTCTCGTGGGTGCGAGCCCGGATGGGTATGTGAATGAAATCTTGGCGACGAACAAGGCCTACCAGAACATTGCCGATTTCCGACTATCACCCTACACGGGACTCGGCCCTCTCGGCTACACTCCCGTTACGGCTGCCGGAGTGGCAATCGTGCCAAACATGATTAACCGAGTCTATTGGCTCGCCCAGCAAGACTATTCATCTACGGATTCTCTATGGTCGCCCATTTCCTCAATCGTCTTTACATCTACCCTCCTCCCAATCCGGGCAGAAGCAACGGGTGCTCCCGTCATTCTCGGTGCGGGGAATGTAGGAAATAGCACCGCAACCGTCCAATCGGCTTTCCAGCCTATCGTCACGGATATCGCACTGGATACTTCAGTCGGCAACGCAGACGCTTACCGAAAGTTTATCTACTACGCTCCGTCTGCCGAGTATCGTCTCTCCGACTTTTCATCTTCCAAGCAAGACATCCGGAACATTGACATCCAAGTCTTCTGGAAGAGTCGGCTGGATAACCAGCTCTACCCCATCAACATGTTTAACCTTTCCAGTGTCAGCATCAAGATTATGTTTAAACACAAGGATGCCGGTCTTGCCCCGATTGGTTAAGTTCCCCCGAGCCGTCTTCTCAACCTTTCCGCCTCCAACGGCAAGTTTGAGAAATAACATTGCCCGCCAAAATAATCTTGGTAATAGGTATAATACCAGATGAGTGCCGACATTGAGAAGCTCGCCGTCTTTGACTCTCGTATCGTCCAGTCCCGCCCGAAGTATGCGGTGGAGAAGGGTGCTCTGTCGCTCACGAACGCCCCCTTCAACGCCATTGCGGCCACGCAGTCCCAGCACACCTACAACATCTATGTGCCTTCCGAGAATGTGTATGTGGATAGGGCTCTTGAGTGGAGTAGCACGGTCAATATGTCGCAGACGGCGACGCTCACCGTCCAGCCCGTTGGTGGAGCCCCTATCGCCCAGTGGGGTCGTGATTGTGCTCTGTGTGCCTTCCCGCTCAACTCGCTTTGCTCCACGCTCACGGCGACGATTAACGACACGACGAGCGTGATTAACTCGCAAGATGTCCTCAAGGAAGTTCTCCGTCTCACGGACTACAAGAAAAATCGCCTTCAGCGGACTTGCCCGACGATGTTGGATAAATACGCCAACTACAACGATTGTGCGGGTGCTATCAATAATCCTCTGGCGGGCTACGATAGCCAGACGGACTTTGCCGAGACCCCGAATGGTGCCTTCTACAATGTAATCTACACGGGCCCCGACGGCAACCCTCTTCTCTCCACCGCCGTGGGGGGCGGGGCTCAGACCCCGGCCTTTGCGGGTGCGAATTACATTGCGGTCAATGGCTCGCCATGCCTCCCCTATAACTGGGTTCCCGCCGGCACATATGCGATTGGTTCGCTCGTCACGGATGCCGACCACATCTGGCTTGCTCTTACCGCCCCGGTTGTTGGAACGCCTCCAGACAACCCCGTGTGGCAAGACTTGGGCCCGGTGGTAGGCACCCCTTTCGTCCTTTACTTCCGGTGGGGTTCTACGGAGAAACTCGTCCTTTCGCCGTTCGTCTTCTCGGACTGCCACGAGTGGGACACGGGCCTCTTCGGTATCAACAACATCCAGCTCATTATGAATCTTCAAGCCCCGAGCCGCATTGTCCGGAGCACGACCAAGTTCGGTTGCTCGCTTTCGGCCCCGGTCTATTACGGCACAAACTCATTCGTCAATTCTCGTGTCAATTGCCAGTTCCTCACGCCATCGCTTGATGTTCCCCTACCGCCCAAATCGGTTGTGCCGTATATGGAGTTCCCCCGTTACATTACCTCGTATCAAGGCGGCAATGTTGGTGCGGGTGCCGTCGTCCAGATTCAGTCGCAGACGATTACGCTCCCCCAGATTCCCGACCTTTTCATCATCTATGTCAAACCCGCCGCTTCATCTCTCACGCCCCAGCAAGGCGACTATTACCTCCCCGTTTCTTCTTCGGCAGATGGCACGACGGCACCTCTCTCTATCAACTTTGACAACTTTGCGGGTCTTCTCTCGTCGCAGACGACGGAGCAGCTCTATTCTATGTCGGTGAAGAACGGTCTGGATATGGACTGGAACTCGTGGGTCGGTGAGGCACACTTGGGAAGTGCTCTCCAGACGGGAACACTCGGCCCCGCCGCACCGGGAACACTCGCCACTACATCTGGGACGGGCGGTCTGGCGTGTGGTCGTGTGCCTCTTGTCGGCGGTCTTCTCGTCCTCAAGCCGTCGCAAGACATTACGCTCCAGACGGGCCAAGCCCCGTCGCTCGTGGGTAACTTTACCTTCCAGTTCAACATTACGGTCAAGAACACTACGAATGCCGCCCTTGCTGGGGTTCAGCTCTTCGTCATCACGGCGAACTCGGGCTTCTTTGAGTCCATCCGTGGTTCGTCCCGTATCATCAAGGGTGTCCTCTCCGAGCAAGACATTATCTCGGCTCCCCTTGCCCCGACGGGCACTCGGGATATGCTTTCCCGCTATGTGGGCGGTGCGGGTATGTTTGGCTCGCTTGCGAACATTCTCTCCAAGGCGAAGGATGTCTATCAGCAGACGAAGCCGATGATTTCGGGCATTAAGGGTATGCTCCCCGACACTGGGATGCTCGGCAGTATCAAGTCCCTCGGCTCGGCGGTAGGCTACGGCACGGGTGCTGGAACGGGTGCTGGAACGGGTGCTGGAACGGGTGGTCGTCGTGGAATGTCTGCCCGACTCATGTAAAACGAAATAGTTCCTCCGCCAAAATAATCTTGGTAATAGGTATAATACCAGATGGCATCCGTAGTTCTTGATGGAAGCGTTGCTGCCGACCAACTTTATGCGAGTAGCGTCCGTGTGGGCGGGAGCGGAATTGACTGCCGTGGTGGCGGACAGTTCCATAGTAAGGTAGTTCTGCTCGGCGAACCTCGCCACTATACTGCTCCGGTGCCGAGTGATAATGCTCTTACTCTGGATGGTTGTCGGCTATCCCTTCATGCCGCCGAGATAACCGCTCCCCAGACTGCCGCCGCACATGTGAATATGACTCTGAATGGTAGCATTACCTCTCCGGAACTTGAAATGAGGCTCTTGTCAAGCTCTCCCGCATTGGCTGCGGATGGTAGCATTTTAGTATCGTATGCGACTACGGCAGATGTTGCCGCAAATAGCCTTGTAGTAGCCCGGAGTGTCAGTTCTCGGCCTTCTCCCGAGCCGGCGGGTTCGTATAACGACGCACGGACACAAGTAGCAGCCGCTGACCTTATTGCGTGCCCGACGATTACGGTTCAGAGCCGTGTAAGGACTTGGCTTGCTGGGGTGACGGGTGTTGTTGGTGCGACGGCCGTTCTTCCCGCTACTGCTACTCTTTTCGTCCCCGGAACGGGCTTCACGCTTAACGGCACGATTGGTGCGATTTATGGCTACCAAGTTCTCTACGGCTAAATAAAACCTAATGAAGAGTAAGAATGTCCGACCCAATCCTCCACATCGCAACAATCAAAACTCTTTACACTTTCGGTGATGGAAATGTGTCATATCCACCACCTAAAGAATACCAAACAATTCAGTCCGTTACTACCATAGCACCTTCAACGCAAGGTTGTTCGGTGAAAACGGGTTCTCCTTCCAGTCTCCCTTTATCGCAGAATGCGACTTGTGGAATGTGTTCTTCTTTGCGTCCGCAGTCCCCATCGGAACTTTTTTCTCCGATTCCAGATGAGACCAAATCTGGTGGTCTCGGTAGCCAGCCCGTCCAAACTTTACCATCCGTCCCTCAGCGTCCGGAATAGCAAGTTTGTGTATTCCGTCATCGGCGAACCCTAATACTTTGTGAGGAAGCCCAGCATCCTTGGCTCTCCGTTGTGCCTCTTTGAGATACGACGAAGGTTCAATACCCTCTTTCCGCAACTGGGCTTCAAACTTGGGGTGTGGTTTGTTTCCGCCTTGAAACTGGTCTAACATGTGGGACTGGTAAAGGTCGTATCCTTTTGCCGCCGTTCCAACATACGGAATCACACTAATCGCCTTTTCCCACCATGACTTTTTACGGGGAGCACGAGTTTCGGGTTTCTGTGCGAGATTGCGACCCATAATCGCATAGAGGGGGTCGCTTTCCATATACACCCTCTGATTCGGTAGATTTCCTTGAAAGTCTTGGGGCTGAACGGCGGGATTGTAGCTAACACCGTTCTTCAAGAGACCTTGTTTCAGAAACATATCCAGTATCGCACCGCCCAGTGAATGGCCTACACCGTAGTAATCATACTCAGACGGTGGATACTGCGTCTGGAATTGCTGGAGTGTATTCAAATCGGTCTTGTATCTGTCCGAGGATTCAAGTTGCCCCAAAGCAATCAAACCGTCTGCTTTCACATCGCCCATGTCGGTAGGTTTCGTTCCCCGAATCGCCACCACGATGGTGTTGTCTGGGGCTTTGTAGAACTTTAATGTTGGAGTCGCACGGACAAGACTCAACTCACCGATGCGAGATGCTGGATTGGCTTCGTAAGACTGCGTTGCGAGTTGTTGGAGAATGTTGCGAGGAGGGATGGGGCCAGCCCCTTTGTGTATGGAATCGTAGATTCCGGCACCCTTCAATAGTTCTGTGAGTTTGGGAGGCAGACCACCACCCGTAATGACATTGCGGAGTTCCTTGGCTTGGTCTTTGGCTTCCGCAAGGAGTTTGGACTTCTTGCCACTCTTCAGCACTCCCAGTAAGTTTTTGTGTTCCTTGATGAACTCGTTTCTGGGGATGGTTACGGCCTTACCACGACCTTTCCGTGGGCGACCACTGCCCGGTGTCGGCCGCTCCGGTTTCAGCCCCGCCGCAGAATCAATAAGAGTTTCAATCCGCCTTACGGTTTCAGTTTTGACGGGGGCGGGGTCTTTTATGGCGGCATCAACTGCCGCTGCCCTTGCCTCCCTTTTTTCTTTCGCACCCTTTTCTTTCGCTTGGGTTGCGGCAGTTTTTTCCCTTGCGGCTCTTGCCTTTTCTTCTTCTGCTGCCTTAATCGCATCTCGTTCTTTTTTCGTTTTTGGAGCACCACCCTTCAGTTTGCGTGGGCGACCTTCTCCGGTCAAATCAACAAAATCCTCTTCTGCCGGAACTGGAGAGGCTGGGTTGGATGATAGAGGGGATGGTGGAGGGGATGATAGAGCTGGAGAAGGGTTAGGCGGGTGTGGGAGAGGCCCGATAACGGGAGAATCCGGAGGAGAATCCGGTTCCGTCGGCGGATACGCTGGGTAATCTTGGTTGAGTAAGTGTAGAATATCTTGAACGGGGCGGTCAGCGGGAACATCTAACTCATGGTGGCGGTAATCTCCAGCGGGATTCAGTAATATGTCGTATATATAGATGTCGTAGGCCGGCTCGTCCATATACATACGGGCATGGAACTCCACAAAATATCTGGGATTAATCCATGCTCTTACAACTCCTTGGCTATCTATATAATTGTAATCGTTTAATGCTTGTATTGTGGATGGGTGCGGATGCTCGCCTTGCTGGAGACCACCCTTCAACTTGCGTGGGCGACCTCTTGCCCTCCGAATTGGTGGGAGCATGCTGGTTAATGTCGGAATTGGTGGGAGTATGCTGCTTACTGTCGCAACTGGTGGGATGCTGCTTAATGTCGGAACTGCTGGGTGTCTGCTGGGTGCTCTGGTTACTGTCCGAGCGGGTGCGGGTGCGGGTGCGGATGCTGAAAGTCCCCTTACCGTAGGTAATAATGAGAGTGCTGGAAGTGTCCCTACCGTAGATGCCCGAGCGGATGCGGGTGCGGGTGCGGGTGCGGCAGCAGAACGGGCGATGGGTGGTAGATGAGGAACACTACGGCGAACCAGAGTAGGTGGAGAACCAACTGGGCGTGCTGATGCTACTGGACTGACATTAATCATTGCCCGTCGCACTGGTGAAAGTATAACTGTGGATGCGGGTGGGAATGCCCCTCGCACTGGTGGAAGTATAACTGGTGGAAGTATAACTGCGGGTGCGGCTCGTGCTGGTGTGGCGGCCCGGTGGTAGCGGAAGCCTACGGGGAGTCTCTGACTTGCGGGAGTTCGGCCGTCGGCTCGTGCTCGTGGGAGTCTCCGCCTCATTCTTTCATCCCTCAATGCCTCTTCTACGATTCGTTCCCTCTCTGCTTCTTTCTCGTAATGCGAACTGTAGTGAGGAAGGTGCCCCTTACTCGCTGCCTTACTAATTTTGTATGCCTTTGTATCCCGAGCAAATTTTTCTTCCTTTCTTATTCTTCTATCCATATCTATAGGGCCAACACCAGTATCCATACTCCTTGCGTTCAACATTGCTGCTCGTCCGATTGGTGACATAGTTTCAGTTCCTCTACCGGTATAAAATTTAGTCAAGTGTGCTCTATGTGTTTTAGAATCGGGGCCAACTATATTTAGCATTGCGTTTTGTCCCATCTGGAGTGCTCCGGCATAACCCCCGTCTCTCGCCAGACTATTGTTTATGATATTAGCCCCACCCGGTAATGATGACACTACTCTGTAGGAAGGAACAATTTGCCCTCTAAGCATAATCCGAGTCGGCATAATCGTAATCCTATACCCGCCCGAATCAATAACATCGGGTTTGCGGGCACGCTCCCTAACCTCATTCCATTCTGCTATTTCGGCCATTATCTATTCTTCAATGAGAAAATAAGATAGGCAAGATAGTGAAATCGTAAAGTCTCTGGAACCAAAAAATGAACCAACCCATATAAGGGACTTTACGAATTGGCTATCTTGTCTATCTTGAAAACTTGAATGGTGATTTACTCCTCGGTGTGCTTCCGCTGAATACCGAGGTAATATGAACCAGCCTTGCGATTCACATCACGCCATTCCTTGGAGTTGAAGTCGTATTCCTTGGTCTTGAAGTTGTTGCTCTCACGCTTCTGGGTCACGCCGTTCATCGCCATGAGTGTCTTGAATGTCGCCGCCGTCATTCCCTTCACCTCCGGAGTGTCGTTGTTGAATTGCGTGAGGAGTTCCAATGCGGATATCCAATACCGCTTGTCGCTCGGCTCCAGACCCGTCGTGTAGTTGCCGGGAAGCCACTCCGAGAGAGCGTCATTGTCCTTGAGGTAGTCGCCGGTCGCCGAACTCATGTTGGTCGTTGGCTTGAGAGCATCGCCGATGGTCGGGTAGATTTCCAGTAGCATGAGGATGAACTCATCACGCCACTCTTCCGACTTGGCAATCTTGTCCTTGATGTCGTTGTTGATGAGGCGGTGGTGTGGCTCCGACGGGGACTCGCAGAAGTGGAATGGGAAGTTGATGATGCGAGTGCGTCGCTTCACACCTCCGTCCAGCTTGGAGAACTTGGGGAGGCCGTTACACTGGACGAAGAGACCCCACTGCGGGACGAACTGAATCGTCTGCCCGTAGAGCATCCGGCATGAAATCTCATCGCCACCGGTGTATTCCTTGATGACACCCGTTTGAAACTTGTCGTCAATTTCGGGTTCTTGTGCTTGGACGAGTCGCTTGCCCTTGGATTGTGCGAGTGCCGGATTAGGGGCATCCTTGCGGTCGTTGCGTTTGGTAATCATCTCGTGGGCGAACGGGTGGAAGTAGTTGCCGAACGACCGTTTGATGATTTCGGTCATCGCACCCTTGCCGTTGCCGCCGCTTCCCGTCCAGATGTAGAACTCCTCAAACTTCTTGCGTCCATGGAGTTGGACGGCGAGAGTGCGGAGGACATAATCCACATCGTCCTTGTTCTCCCAGATAGACATCAAGAATCCGGTGAGAGCCTTGCGGACATCCGGGTTGCTTGACCGAGGAAACTTGTATCCCGCCGTGAGGCAGACATAGTCCGTCGGTAAGATGTCCCGCACGACAACTGGCCGTGCGTCCAAATCCACCACCTTGTTCTCAAAGGCGAATAGGTGTCTGGATTCATCCATCTTCTTGGGGAGGTCGTCGTCGGAGTAGTTGGTCGGCAGCATTCCCACCACGCCGTCAAGGAACGACTTGGTGCCGATGGTCTTGTTGAAGTCGCAGAGTTGTTTGACTTTCCGTTTGATGATGTCGTCTTCGTGCGGCGGAGGAGGGATTTGAGCCCAATGTTCCTTCACCACACCCTTGAATGTCGCCCAGATGTCGGTAAGGAGTCCGGACGGTGAGTTGTCGTAGTGTTTCCAAGACCCAAGCGGGGTCATCTGAAACCACTTGGGCTTCTCGTTGAAGAGGTATGCGTCGGGCTTGAGGTTGTAGAAGTAGCGGGCGACCTCGGCATGATTGGGACACTTGAGGAGCGTCCAGAAGTCATTCCGTAGCGATGCCAACTCGGCAAAGAGCGGTGCGTTGTCCTCCTTGAGCCATTTCCACAATGTTGCTTGGGAGATGTTGCCCTTCTTGAAGGTCTTCCACCGCTCCATCGCATAGTCCTTGGTGCCGGCTTGGTAGTGCTTGGAGCGTTTGGATGCCTCAAGCCACAAGTCAAAGCCGAGGCCTTCGTTGAAGATGATGATGCCGAGACGAAGCCAGTCTGGATACGAATCCACCCGCTTCTGCGAGAGACCCGCAATGAGCCGAGAGAGCAACTCTTCGTCGGTAGCGTCGTCCTCGGCATCCACCGAGTTCTCCACCTCCTCCTTGTCCGGAACGACATGGACGGTTGGAGCAACTGGGGGAGCAATCTCAATCAGCACCGAGTCCGACGGGATGATGGTGAGTAGCGTGTCGTTGGCCGTATGTCCCTCACTCACAATCTTGAGCGGCCGCTTCTCAGCGTAGCGGTCGTTCTTGAAGTAGTCCTTGGAACTTCCGAGCATCCGCATCTTGCGGTTGCCCGAATAGACGGCCATATCCACCTTGAGATGAGGCGTGTCCGAGTCGTTGTTGAGGTAGCAGTATTCCTTGAGAACCTCGGTGAGGTGCGGAATGAGGGACTCGGCAAACTTCTTGATGACGGAACGCTCGCCGTGTCGCTTGACCCAATGAAGCCGAAACGACAACTTGTTGGAGTAGGACTGAACGCCGCTCACGGACTTGAAGAGTTGATACTGCGACGAATCCATCAAGCACACATCATCCTCAATGCCGAGCCGGAGAGCCACGGTGATATTCTCCACGAGCTCGTTGAACGACGCTTCGTCCATACTGCCCGCATTGCCGTCCAAGTCAATGTAGGCACGGTTCAGCACTGACGATGGTTCGTCTTCCGTCGGGTTGAGTCGCTCGTAGCAGTTGGAGTAGCGACGCAAGAAGCCACCGACTTCCGACAACGGCACACGCTCAAACTTGCGGTCTGACGCTTCAAAGCCACGGGTGATACGGACGAAGGGCTCCGGGTCTTGACTCATCTTCTGTTGTATAATGAGAGAAGAATCTTTAGACTCTCCCGCATCCGTTTTTGTTGAAACGGATGGAACTCGGTGTAGTGGCAACACTGCGACGGCACCAATCTTATCGGCGGCGTGGA